TTCGCCTCTTGCTCCAAAAATACTTGGGTAGCTGCCAGTAATTCGGGCAAGCAAGTCGAAAAAAAAAGCGTGTAAGCGTATGCCAAACTGATAGGCATCTTCTTTTGAAACAACTCTGCGGTGGGTTCAAAGTCCACGGCTTTCAGTTCCATTCGCTTGGGTAACATAATCCGGTAAGGAACGCACAACGCTGCCATAATCTTGTGCAGGTTGTCTATCCAATTACCCCCGGCGAACAAGTCCTGCACCGTGATAAACTGCCCGGCTGTGAGTTGGTGCTGGTTAGCTGCAAATCGGTAAACATAATTTCCGCAATGAAACGCGGTCAGGTTCTTTGCGGTTGGAAGTTCAGACATAAAGGAAAGCTGGGTGAGTTGCCGTTCCATTTCCACGATTGGCAAGTCCTCAATTTCGTCCGTGGTTTTGCCCGATAAAATGGACAGCGTTTTTATTTGGTTATCCAGCGTCGGTTCAGTCAACTTTTGCAGCTGCTGAAATTGACCGATGCTGATGTCATTCCAACTTTTCGGTAGTTTCATTTTACAAATTTAGGGGTTTTTGGTTTACACTTCTAAATGACAAAAAACACACCTTTCTTATTTTTTTGGCTGCAATGTCTTGCAAGGGCAAGGGCGCAAACCGCGTCATCGTGTAAGCCAGCCGGGGCAGAGTAACGCATCCCGGTTTGTGTGTGTTCAAATTCAAAGTTCCGCATTTCGTCAGCAATCACCCCTTCCGGGAAACCAATCGCCCCGGCATGAACATCGGCTGTTAGCTGCTCCATCATCTGCTGTTTGGAAATTGATGTGAACTTCACCCCGGTAACACGGGGGCAAACCCTTTGTATTTTCTCAACAATCGGATCACCAACCCCGGTGCTGTCAATCGCAGCTGGTGTCTGCCCTACCAACTGAATGATTTTTTGCTCTGTCTGCGCCCAGTCCATTTGGAAGCGGTCAAAGTGTGCCACATTGTAATCAACATCTAACCCGATTATGACAGTCCAGTCCGTATATTTTGCAAGGTCAATGCCGTACCATTCAGCAGGTGCGGTCGATTGCGGTTTGATGCAGCGGTCAATATAGGATAGCCCGAACGGGTTGCTGCCGTCCTCGGTAGGCTCTGCCAAATACAATTCCGAAAATATATGCTGTGGCAAATCCCTTTTGGCTTGCTCAATTTCGGCAGCGTCCAATATCCCAGCGTCCACCCCGTCATAAGCCGTAATCTTATAAAACTGATACCCCGGTTCACCTGCCTTTGCCCGTTCACTTAACTTGTACCCCCAATTCTTTTTGCCCTTTACATTGCCTATTAACTTACATTTGCCCTGAGTTTTGGTAAGTGTGGAACGCAAGGCAAACCATGCCTCTTCCCTTGCCCTTGTGAACTCATCGAATACCGCTGCGAATACATCGTCCCCATAAAGGTTGTCGGGCTTTTCTGCGGACTTGAATTGAATGATACCTCCCGTTGGTGTAGTCAATCTCAATTTGCTTTCATTGACTTTAAAAAAGCCCTTGTCGGTTACCTGCGTACGCATACGATTAAAGGCGATTTCTGCCTGCTGATACACCGGAGCCACCCACCACACGGATTGATTTTCTTTTAATGTTAACGCCTGCTCAAACAGCCAAATAATATGGCTCGCTGTCTTGCCTACTTTGGTGGCGGCAGCAGTTACGGTGTACCTTGAAGGGCTGTCTAATATAGCCCTTTGGTAATCCGTTACGAATGGTCGGGTGTAGTGGATGCGCATTTTGAATATCGGCAGGTTTTTAGTTTTTTAAAACCCTATTTTTTGTTTAACTTCTTGATATTCGCAAAATAATCTTTTAAGTTTCCAAAAATATATTGGAGGCGTGTTCATTATCTCACGCCTTAACTCCCAATATCTGTCAATTAGTTTATCTCTTGACATAATTTTCTTTTTGCTTCAAACAAATCAAACATTTGTTCGCCAGTTAATGAAAGTGTAATTCTGCCGCCATCGGTGTAGGTTTCTGTTACCTCATCTTCTTCCATTGCATCATAAACTTTACCAAGTATAATTGCAATAGTATCTAATTCATCAGCAGTTAATTTTTGACCGCGTTTTTTTGGCTTGGCATCTAATGTGGTGTTGCCAATGTTTCTTTCGTTAATTCTGTGTGCCATTTTGTTTGTGTTTTATTATGATGCAAATATAGTATAGTTTTTTATACTTGCAAACATTTGCACAAATATTTTTAAATTATTTTTTGCACGATTTGTAAAACTCCAATCGGTTAAGGTTTATTGCCTCAAAATTATGGTGGATGTCCGCATAGGCTTTGTTCGCTTCGCCCATGACTTTTCTTTTGTCGGGGTTGTCTATGAACCACCGCATAGCGTTAAACCAATCCGTAGGCGTGTTCTTCACCAACCGCACCCCGGCATTACCTGCATGGTTCAGGTAGGGCTTGACCCCGGACGCGATCACGGGCAGAGAATAGGCAGCAGCTTCAATCAGTTTCAACTCTGATTTGCAGTTGTTCCAGTTGGTGTCTTCTAGCGGTGCAAGTGCCACATCAAACAACCGGTAAAAGTTGCCGTATTCGTTGACTGATTGGGCGTGGCTCACTTTGATTTGCGGGCGCACCTTGTCGGCTGCCCCGTTAAATCGGTAAAGGATTGACTGCCAGATGTGGTGCTGCTCATATCCGCACAAGTAGAACTCCACCCGGTCGGGATAGGCAGCGCAAATATCCGCAATGCTGTCGCAAATGATTTGAATGTCGTTTGCATGGGTAAGTCCACCAACCCACCCGAAGCGGATTTTATCGGATGCGGTCGGCTCTGCCAGCCATTGTTCGTCTGTCAGGTTTAAGGTGTTCGGAATGACTGCCACATTTTTATTTAATGGCCTGATTTTCTCTGCCAATTCCGGGGTAGTTGTTGTAACTGCGTAGGCGTAGTTAATCGCATCGGTTATGGCTGATTTGATTTGGTTGGATTTGAACCACCTATAAGCGTGGTGAAATCGGGGAAGCACCCAATAGTCGTCAATGTCGATAATGTACGGGATATTATACTTTGCGAGGTGAACAAGGACATCGTAATGGCGCGCCCCGATGTATCTGTTGAACAGAACAAGGTCATACCCCCGTAAATCGGGCAGCCCCTTTTCGTTTATTTCTGTGCAGATTTCGACATCAACTTTGTCGCTGTGGTTAATTTGCAGGTATTTCAGGGGTGAATACAAGCGGTGATATTCAACCCCACCCATGCCTTCCCAAAGTGCGAGTATCTTCATTTGTCTATTTCCAAAATTTTATTCAGTAAAGGCATTAAAACAATTAAGAAAATGCAAATGTATGAAAATACTTCTCTCACTTCTTTTGCCCAATTATGTGGGTTTAATTCCCATAAATTGAACGATGTAAACACATAAGCCAGAGCCCATGCCGATAGAATTATTATTATATTTTTTTTCATTGTAATCCCCTAACTATGTTGTAAAGTTCCATAATTCTTTTAACCCGCATACAAGCGTAAATCAAACTCAATTTGGCTATCGGCTTGCGTGTGCGTTTGCGCCTTCGTGCGTTGCGCTGTCTTCTTATTGTCATTTGCCTAAATCTAATGTTATTTCTACTTTGCCCTGCACCGTTTGGTTAACATCAGCGGTTTCCTTTGGCTTACCATACACCCTATCAAACAGCACATCTAAAATATGAATGCTGCCTTTGTCGTAATCCCTTGCCGCTTTCTTTGCTATCAGGCTAATCCAAAAGGGGAGTTCGTCATTCTTCGCTAACTCCATAAGTTCGCTGCGGGTTTTGGACAGCACATTCTTGATTATGTCTTCCACCTGCGATTTGCTCAACTTGATATTCGCCTCTGCAAGGAAGTAATCGCGCAGGACTGTTTCTATTTTTTTCGGTCGCCCGTTGGGGTTTAAAGTAGTCCCCGGTTGCATTTGATGTTGTATTAAGTTTTCAGGATTTGGCATCGCTGTATTTTCGCTGTATAGTTTATTTGCCACAAGTCGGGCAGCATTCTTTCATTTCAAGTTCTGTTTCTTTTTCGGTAGGTATGTCCACACCCCAATCAGATAGGTTTGCGGCATCCCAATTATTCGCCAATTCATCCCAATCCCATTCACCGAAACCCACATTGTCAGCAATCAAAAACCTTGCCCGTTGTTCTTCTGTCCAATCGTCTGCCAATATTACGGGTACTTCTGCCGCCCCGATGTCATTCAGGGCTTTTAACCGCATATTGCCGCCCAATACCATGAGTTTGCCGTCATCACGGGTAACGCAAACAAGGGGGCGTTTTTCAAGCATTTCGGGGAACTCAATTATTGACCGCTTTAACTTCGCGAACTTCTCGTCACGAATGACACGGGGGTTGTTTTCGTTATAGCGAACCTCTGTAATTTTAACCCACTTCATAAATTCTAACATTGCGATTGATGTGAACGCCCGGCTGAAATCCGAACCTTGCCATGAGATGGTCAAGTCCGATGTGCGAAAAAATGGTGCAATGCCCGACACTCGGCTCAACATAGATGTCATCAGGTGTTAGCCAATCGGTAAACGAGGTTTCAATCATTACCTTGCCGCCAGGTGCTAAACACTCTTTTATCTGTTTCAGTTCGTTCCACGGCTCGGTAAGGTGTTCAACTACTTCAATCAGGGTAACGCAATCGTAACCCGTGCCAAGTTCCAAGCGGTTAAATTTGGGGTTGAACTTGTCAAAGCCATTGCTCCTTACCTGCTGCGCCTGAAAATATCGAACCATTAATCCGTTGCCGCATCCGTAAACCAAAACAACCGGGTTCTGTTTGCCCGTGATTTGTTTGATGCGTTGCAGCCGCGTTTCGTTTAATTCGTTTGAGTTGCGCGGTTCTTCGTTTCCGCCGCCTACAAGGTCATCCTGCTTTATGTAATTGCAGAACCAATTATTCAGCTCGTCTTTGTAATACTGAACGCCACCCTTGACAAAGTGCTTTTGCCCGGGTTCGCGTGTGATCGGACTTTTCTTATTAGCCATATTTGTATTTCATTATTTGGATTAGGTTCATCACCGTAAACGCCCCGTATCCGTTCGCCCCGGTCGGGATGACATTGTTCGCATACGGGCAAACCTCAACTATTCGGGGGTGCTTCATTACCTCTGCGATTGCGTATGCCATTGACTGATTGCCGATGAATAGCTCACAATTAGAAATGTACCCGGCGAGCTGC